TAGAAGATAGACAAGATCCACTAAAAATGGGCCGAGTTCGGGTTCGTTGTGTTGGTTGGCATGCTGAAAATAAATCTTTACTTCCAACAGAAATGTTGCCGTGGGCGTTACCAACTTTTCCAATGAACAACACAAACCCATATGCTCCAAAAGAAAGTGATATGGTGTTTGGATTTTTTGCTGACGGAGAATCAGGTCAATCCCCTATTATTGTTGGAGTTTTTCCAAGTATACCATTAAGAGCAGGAAATGCACAAGAAGCTTTTAGTGATGGCAGAGATGGTGGACAATTATCTTCTGCTCCAGTAAAACCATCTGAATCAGCATCTTTATACCCTCGAAGAATAGATGAGCCATCCACTTCACGTTTAGCAAGAAATGATTCTGATTATCCATCTCCAATTAATCAAAGTAAAGCTTCTAAAAAAGCTTCAAAAGTAGAACCTTCTTCTTACTACAATGCAAAATACCCTTATAACAATGTATATGAATCTGAATCTGGCCATGCATTAGAATTTGATGATACAAAAGGTGCGGAACGAATTCATCTTTATCATCGTTCAGGTTCTTATGTTGAGTGGGCAGCAAATGGAGATAGATCAGAAAGAATAGAAAGAGATAAATTTACCGTGGTTATTGGCAATGAAAAGGTTTATGTTAAAGGTGATGTAAGTGTTTTTGTAGATGGAAATGTAACAATGGAAGTTGGTGGCAATTTTCAAGCAGATATTGGAGGAACTTGTAAAATAACATCTGGTGGTAATATGACTTTAACTGCGCCAAGAATAGATTTGAATCCATAATGCCACACAAATTTGTAATTTTAGTGAATGGAAAATTAGAAACATTTACCAGGTATGAAGATATACCTGAAGAATTTGAGAATGTGATTAAATTTTTACCTGAGGTGCCTGACGCACCGCACACAGAAGAACAACATGAAGAAATTGAAAGTTGGAATAATAAACTTCAAAAACTTATGGAGAAAGAACGTGCCAGCAGCAACAAGAATAGGTGATGCAGATGTTACACATTGTTCTGGACCAACTAGAGCTCAAGGTTCAGGAGATGTATTTGTTAACAGTATAGCATGGTCTAGACAAGGTGATGTAAACACGGTTCATTTATTGCCTGGAGCTCCTTGTCCTGCTCATGCAGCTCCAATCGCTGTTGGATCGTCAACAGTTTTTGTTAATTCGAAGGGTGCAGGTAGAGTTGGAGATGCTATCTCTGGTTGCACTTCTGTGGCCGCAGGATCAGGTAATGTCTTTGCTGGAGGTTGAATAAATAAACGATGGCCACGATAGACATAAAATCACAACGAACTTTTAAAGATTTGGATTTAAAGTTTACAAAACATCCAATCAAAAAAGATGTAAATACGCATGTAAATGAATATGCTATCATTAATTCAATTAAAAATTTAGTTTTAACAAATCACTACGAAAGACCTTTTCAACCAGAAATAGGCAGTAATGTTAGACGTTTATTATTTGAAAATGTCGATATGGTAATAGCTGCAAGAATTGAAAGAGAAATAACAGAAGTAATTGGCAATTTTGAACCTAGAGCACAGGTTTCTAAGGTGGTTGCTGTACCTTCTCCTGATGATAATACATACAAAATAACTTTGGAATTTTACATTATTAATAGTCCAAACCCAATTACAATTAATTTTTTTCTAGAGCGAATTAGATAAAATGGTAGATCGTTTAAGAGTAACAGAACTCGACTTTGATACTATCAAAGCAAATTTAAAAACATTTTTAAAACAACAAGCAGAATTTCAAGATTATGATTTTGATGGTGCTGGTCTTTCTATTTTATTAGACATTCTTGCTTATAATACTCATTATAATGCTTACTATTTAAACATGGTAGCTAATGAATCTTTTTTAGATACCGCTTTATTGAGAGATTCTGTTGTTTCACATGCAAAAACTTTAGGTTATATTCCTTATTCTTCCAGAGCTCCAGTAGCAATTATTGATTTTACCATTGAATCAAATAATACAACAGCAGGAACATGCACACTACCACAAGGGTTTTCTTTTCTTTCGAGTCAAATTGATAGTAAGGCATATAATTTTGTTGTATTACAAGACACAACGGTTACAAAATCAAATACAAAATATATCTTTGAGGATTTACAGATTTATGAAGGTCAATTAATTACATATTCTTTTACTTACGATAAATCTTCAAATCCAAAATCAATATTTCAATTGCCAGATCCAAATATTGATACAACAACACTTAAAATTTCGGTAACTCCAAATTCTGCTAATAGTGCAACAAGAGTATATCAAAAAGTAACCGATGTTTTAGAAATTACTTCTAGTTCAGAAGTTTATTATTTGCAAGAAGGTCGTGGTGGTTTATTTCAAATATATTTTGGCAATGGTGTTGTAGGTAAATCTTTACCTGATGGTGCAATTGTGAGCGCTACATATCTTGTGACCAGTGCAACTGAAGCAAATAAAGCAAACACTTTTATTGCAACCTCATCTGTTACAGATTCTACAGGCACATCTTTAACAAATTTTTTAATTACACCACAAAGTCTTGCTTCTGGTGGTGCAGAACGTGAAAGTGTTGATAGTATAAAATTTTCATCAGCTGCCAGATTTTCAACACAAAATCGATTAGTTACAAATAAAGACTATGCAACTTATATTTTAAATAGTTACCCAAATATCGATTCAATTTCTGTTTGGGGTGGAGAAGATAATGACCCTCCAGTTTATGGAAAAATATTTGTATCTTTAAAACCTAGAGAAAACTATTATATTTCTGAAGCAGAAAAACAAAGAATTATTGCTGAAATTATTAATCCAAAATCTATTATTTCCGTTAGTGCAGAAATAATTGATCCAACATATCTTTATTTTGTTATTGAAATTGATATTCGTTATGATCCTAAAAAGACTACGGCAACAGATCAAAAACTGAAAGAAGATATTAGAAATGCCGTTATAGAATATAACAACACATACTTAAATAAATTTAGTTCTAGATTAGTTGATTCTAAATTAGAATTAGCTATTGATAATGTTGATTTAAATGCTATTATAGGTAATCAATTAACGATCAAAGCACAAAAAAGATTTGTTCCAAATTTAAATCAAAATTCTACTTATACTTTAGATTTTGGTATACCATTAAAAAGAGGAACAACAACAAGTAAACTATCTTCAACAGAATTTACTGTTAGGGATGCTTCGGCTGTGGTTAGAACCGTATTGATCGAAGAAGTTCCGGTTTCATATACAGGCATTTCTTCAATATCAGTTACAAATCCTGGACTAAATTATACCAGTTCGCCAACAGTTACGATTACTGGTGATGGAACCGGCGCAACAGCTGAAGCAGTAATTGTTAATGGAAGAATAAAAGAAATTATCGTAACAAACAGAGGTATTGATTATTCTAGAGCAGTTGTTACTTTGAGTGGCGGTGGAGCTACAATTTCTGGAACTGCTACAGCACAAATTGATGCAAAAGTAGGAACACTTAGAACAATTTATTATGATGCCAATGCTCAACGGCAAATTGTTGACTCGAATGTAGGAGAGATAAATTATGAAACAGGTAAAGTTACATTAGTAGATATAAACATATTGTCGGTTAATTCAACAGATGGTCAAATGAAAGTTACAGTCGAATCGGAAAAAGGTATTATTGAAACAAAAAGAAATACAATTATCACTATTGATAAAAATGATCCTGGTTCTATTGTAACAACATTAGTTGCTGTTTCTTCATAATGGCATTTTCTAATACCTCCTTATTAGTTAGTGAACAAGTTCCTGAATTTATTCGGGAAGAATATCCACTTTTTATTCAATTTCTAAGAGCTTATTATGAGTTTTTAGAACAAGATATATCAACTCTACCAGTTCTAGCTGGTTCTTTTATTGTTGGAACTCGCTATACAATTAGTAATCTTGGTACCACAGATTGGCAAGGAATTGGAGCTCCAGCCGGCGCAACAGTAGGAACATCTTTTGTGGCCACCGGCGTAGGTTCAGGAACTGGTGCGGCTACTGTTACAAATCCAGTAAGTAATAATGTAAACACAGTAATAAAAGATATAGGAAATATTACTGATGTAGATAGTTCTTTGGATCAATTTGAAGATAGTTTTATAAATTCATTTTTGGAATCTGTTCCAAAAGACACTCAAGTTGATAAAGATTTTCTGATAAAAAATATTTTGCCTTTATATTTGTCTAAAGGCATAGATGAATCTTTTAAACTTCTTTTTAGATTATTGTTCAATGAAGAAGTTGATATATCTTATCCTAAAAATAACATTTTAAGAGCATCTGATGGAAAATGGACAATTGATAGTTCATTAAAAATTCAAAGAAATGTTCGCACTATCCACGAAGGAAATGGAGCAACAAATGAATTCTTTATTGCTCAACCAGTAAATTCTGGCGAAATACAAGTATATTTGGATGGTGTTTTACAAGAAGAAAATGTTCATTATACAATTCGTAAAGAAGCTAAAAAAATAGTTTTTAACACAATACCTTCTAGTACAGCAATAATAAGAGTAAATTATAGTAACTACGATTACAATTTATTTAAAAATAGAAGGATACGAGGAGTATCTTCCGGTGCTAGTGCTATCGTAGAAAGAGCCGTTGAAAAAGTTATTACGGATAATTTAAACTTTGGTTTACCTTTTGAATTATTTGTAAGTCCAAAAACTGTTATAGGGTCTTTTATAAACGGTGAACAGATAGAATCGGACATTGTTGGAGCTCATGGTCGTTTATTAAAAGTTGTTGCCGACACATTTTCTATTGTAACAAGTATTACTGTAATCGATGGAGGCAAATCATATAATGTTGGAGATCCAATATTAGTTCTTGGTGGTGGGCCAGTATCAATAGCTGCAGCTGAAGTTGAAGAAATTGAAGATTTTACACTTCCTCAAGTAACTGTGACTAGAGGTGGAGCAGGTTTTAAAGTAACAGAAAGTGTTTATTCAGGCACAGAACCTATTACTGATACTGTTGCTGTTTCTGGATATGTTGATGGCATAAACGCTTCACATTATACGGCAAATAGTTATTTGGTTTTAGGAGCTGACTTAATATACAATTTTGCAAATGTTACAATTTCATCTAGTAATTATGGAATGTCATCGCCTATTTCAGAAAATTCAAGTACAAGAATTGTTGATGCTTTATCAAAAAGTATTGTTACAGGTCTTGGTCCAATTCAAAATG